TTTCAAAATGAAGATGTTAAACATAAAATTAAAGAAACTAATTTAGAAAGATATGGAGTTGAATATCCTATGCAAAATTATGAAATTGCTGAAAAATCTCATAAAAATTCATATAATTTAAAAGAATATACTTTACCATCTAATAATATTGTTAAAGTACAGGGATACGAACCATTTGCTTTAGATATTTTACTTAAAATATTTAATGAAAATGATATTATAATAGAACGAAAAGATATACCTATTATAAAATATGAAACGAATAAAAAAATATTTACATATTATCCTGATATTTTTATACCAAAAGAAAATAAAATTATTGAAGTTAAAAGTATTTGGACGTATAACGTAAATTTAGAAAAAAATATATTAAAACAAAAAGCTAGTATAAATAATGGTTATAATTTTGAATTTTGGATTTTTAATAATAAAGGGCAAAAAATTAATCAAATTTAAGTGTGTATTTCATATGAACTTTTGAAATAGATCTTCCAGTTGGAATACTTAATGGTTGACGTTTTTTGGAAGGTGAAAGTGTGGGATCTTCGGGTCCTTTTTTTATTTTAAGTGAATTTTTCATATCTTGTTCAATAATATTTAAATTTTCTTTAACATAATTAAGAATATCATTTTCAAAACACCATCTAAAGAAACATAATTGTCCCAGCTAGTTTCTATAAATTTTTCTTCACCTTGCTCATTTTCAGCATAACAAAAGTATATTTTATTCTTACGACAGAATGGATCAAATTGTCGTTTACTGAAGCTTTTTAACATTAATTTATAATTCATATAAACATCTACATTTTTGTCGTGTGGCATTACGAAATAAAAATGTATGTCAAGGTTATTTGTGGAGATATAGTGGGATAAGTGCAGATGATCAAATGCAAGACCAACCTGTTATTAGAATTAACTGTAATACAGGTGAAAGAACAAATTACCCAAATATAGCATCTGCTGCAAATGATGTTAAAATATCACCACCAGGTCTAAGAAACAGAATTCTTACTGACGTACACGTTAATAATTTTCATTGGGTTTTTGATAAGAATGCAACTCATTATAAAACGGAAAGGTAAAATTAATTAAAAATCATCGAGGTGATTTAATTAATTTTTAAAAAGATATACATGTAAATTTGTTACATTTCCAAGAGTTGTTTAATTTGGTTATCATACGTTTTTAACTTGTTAAATGTTTTGATAATCGTGACAGATGATAAACCATATAATTCTGAAAATATTTTTAGATCAATGTCAATGTTTTTAAATTGTAATATATAATAAAAACATCCTACACCAATAGACAAAGGTGTATGATCTAACAGAATATCATTATCTTCGCATATTTCAATTAATATTTTGACATCCTTTAATACATCAAAGTTAATTTGTAGTTTGTGTTTTTTTATAATATTATTAACATAATCAAATGGTTTTCGTGTTTCTAATATTATATTTTTATCAAGATGTAATTTTTTAGAATTAATTAGTTCTAATATAACTCTTTCTGCTCTAGTTACATATTTAATATCTAAATACATTTCTTTAATAAGATCCAAATACGAATATGGTGTAGATGTGTCTTTAGAAACATAATGAATACAACAAAGTATAATACCATCTTTTACACGAGCTCTCTTTGTACCATCGTTTTTTTTAATACAATTTATAACCATAACAGATGTATCTACTATATCGTTAATTAATGAGTCAATAATTTTTAAACGAATACATAAATTCTTTACATACGTCTTTAGTTTATATGTATTTTTTTCTTCGTTTGACCACATATACCATTCTTGCATTTTAGATATTCTACTATTGAAATTATTATTATATTTAGCAGGAATAGTTGTATTGTCATAAGAAATGTTCGTATTTAACCTATCTTCTTTTATAACAAGACCGCAATCTTGACAAACACAATCATTATCATTATATCTCAAGTTATTACTTAAACAATTACTACACATATCAGATTTTTCATTTAAATGCGTCTGAAAAGGTTTACTTGACGCATTGTTTGTTTCATATTTAGATGCCATCTCAAAATCCTTCCAAATCAAATTAAAATCATCCGTAGAATTCATATTAATTTACATATTTAAAATTAATAATTCAATTTATAATTAGCATATTCAAGAGCTTCATCGTTTACATAAAAAATTTCAGTATTATCATTTAGAGTTTTTTTATTAAATACGAGATGCCATTTATGCTTTCTTGTATTGCAAGTTAAATCAATGTTGTATTTTGACTTCATAATAATTTTAACTTGTTCTTTTGATATTGTATTATTTTGTTGAATTGTTTTCTTGAATAATTTTGCAATATTTGTATCTGGGTTTTTCAACCAATTGTTAATTTGATTTTTGATAATTTCAGAATTTGATAATATAACTTTTTCAGAAGATTCATTACCAATAAAAGGGTATTTATTATGACTCATACCAACAAAACATCCATAATATGTTAACTTACATACATCTTTTAACAGTAAACCAGTAATTTTTTCTATAGATTCCATTAAAACATCTTTAAATATACTAGATATAGCAGTTCTACACATTATTCTATTCTTAGAAACATAATTGTTATCCTTTACCCAACCAAGAAAATGATCTAATAATTCTTTTCTAGCAACTTTATGCCTTGAATCATTAGTAACAGTAATAAATTCATTTACGTATTTTTCATAAATAGCATTGTCAAAAAACTCAATCTTAGCATTCATACTTTTTACCTCGAAACCTACAAACCCAGCACATTTAGGAAAATAAATACCTCTTTTTCTATCTGTCAAAGATATTCCCCCTTTGTATTCTAATTTTGTTATATCACTTATAGTATTTGTAATTTCTTTTTGAAATGATGTACTCCAATTGCCAGTTTCTAATTTAATATGACTTTTTTCAAAATCTTCTGAATACTTTTGCTGATACCATTCATAAAAATCTTTACATATCAATTCAGTTGATACTTTTGCTCCAGGAATTATTACAACATTTTCTTTAATCCACATTTCATAAATATCTTTAGAAACATGAATTCTAGCTTTATTTGTATTCACCAAACGATTACTGCGATACCTACTAATAAATTCAATTAAATTATCAACATTTTCTTCAATATGATAATTGTCATATACCATAATAGCAAAATCTACAACTTGTTTCATTCTTTCATAAGAAATTGTAAACCATTCTGGCTTGCTTACTTTAAAATGTTTTAATAACAATTTTACAAAATCTTCAATCATTTTTGCATTTTTAGTTTCATATGTAAACAAATATTCAAAATGAGGATTACTTGACTTGTGATTTTCTTGTCTAACAAATACATCATTCGTTTTTGTACTTGTAAAAATACCTATCTTGTGCAAGTTTTTAATAACAGGATTATGCGCAATATATAAATGAGATACAGCTTCTTGTTGTTTTAACTGTGCTATGTATCTGTCTTTTTCTTCCAACAACTTGTCAGCAGTTTCTTTCTCCTTTTGTAAAAGTGATTTTTGACTGTCCATTTCCTGTTTAATTATTTCATTATATACATTTTCTAATTTTACATAATACTTACGAATGCTTTTACCACGTTCTGTTTTTGCTAACATACACAAATTTTTAAATGTATCCACATTCAACATAACATCTTCTTTATTTAATCCTGCTCCCCCTAAATCTTTACCGTTCTTAACCTGCTTTTCCATACGGAAAAGCAGCTTTTTGTAATCTTCTCCTTCAGTAAAGTTACTTTGTATAGTTTTCATCGCATTTCCCTTGTTTGCAAAACCAATCATCTTGAATACATTTTCTAGGTTAATTGGATAATCATTTGTTGGGTGGTAATTCATATACATATATAGATTAGCTACATACCATCTTTGTTCTTCCTCTGTAAAATTTGTATTTAGACGTTCAACCAACTGATTTTGCAGATTCAAAGAAAATGTAGTGTTACTCGACTTTACTAATTCACTAAAGTTTATTGATTTAGGCACTAATTGATTCATTATTAATAATTTTATTAATATTATAATAAAATTATTTTTAAATATATTTTTAAACACGATTATTAAATACTAAAAGATTTCAACACCATACGTTTTTCACTTTCGCTCAAACCATAATCTCTGTATTCTATCTTTTGTTTTAATAAATTATTTTCTCTAATGTAATCAATAAAAGGTCCTTCTGCATATTCTTTACTTTGTTCAATAAGCATTCTACCTACTGCAGTAACAATTGAACCAAGTTCTTTTAAAATAAGATTACCTTGTCCTCTTCCAAGGAAACCATAAGTAGAATTCAATGATACTTTAATAGCTAATTGTGTAGAATCAAGAATACTTTCCAACAACTTATTTCCTTCTGCTGCTGCTCGTGCCATTTCACGTTTTACACGTTTTCTTTCCGAATACAATTCCTCTAATAATGCTGGTAGTACACCTTTGTTAACAATTTCTCCCGTTTCAGGGTTTGTATGTGGTTGTACTACTGTATAGTTATAACTAACATCTCGTTTTTGATATTTTTCATCAGACTCTCTTGACTTTTTTAAAGGATCGTGAATACGACAATAATAGTTTGTTACATCTAATTCATTCTTTACTTCAAAATAAGCTTGTTTACCACATACTTGTCCTTTACTTTTACCACTTTTACCAACACCTTCACAAGTCTGACGTAATTTATATTCTACTTTATCATCCCACGCAATCTTTTCATAGTTTACATCTGGAATACCCAAATACTGCTCATCTAACACAAATGAACTATAACATAAATTTCTACTAATCATAATTGTTGGATACAAACTTGCAAAATCCAACACAGCTATATTATCCTTGTACATTCCGGGTACTGGTTCTAAAACAGTAGCTCCTGTAAAACTATCATCTATAGCATCATCATTTGACCACATTCTTGTAACATAATAATCATTTCTTTTGTAACGAAACTTGATATTGAAAAAATCACGTTTGATTTCTGTATCTGAAAAAACAACAAACGTATGATCATCTATTATTTCTGATAATTTAGCCATCAAAACTAACGGTTTGTTAGATTCATTCTGACTTTTACCACAATTAACTTCAACATATTCACCAATATCATCATTTTCAAAAGGATGAGGATCCTTAGATTTTATAAACAATGCATATGCATCTTCATTAAAATTTGTATGTGGTACTAAAAAATTCATTTGTCTAGCTTTCCTCAAAATCTGTGAATATACCTTTATAGTTTGACCACGAGTTGTTAAAAATCCAATAGGAACAAATGTAACGTTTGCTAACTGCATAATTGTAATTAAAATGAGCTGTTTATCAACTAATCTTTGTAACAAAGCTGTATCTTGTATACAATACAGACCAATTTTGCATATCTCTTCTGGTGAACCACGTTGATAAAAATCAAAAATATCTTTTGCACTCACATCATGTTTGTTTTGACCTAAAATTTCAGATGCAATGTTATCCAACTTATAACTAGCATATTTTTTCATACCACGTTTATAATGAATTAATAAATCATAATTTAATCTTCCTGGTATGTATACACGATTGAATTCACTGTCACCATATGCACTAGAACTAAAATATTCTTTCTTAATATCGGCTGCCTTTGATGTCATTCTACTCAACTTTTTCAAAAGATATCCATCCTTATATGTTTTTGTTCCAGTACGTTTAGATGTAACCAAACCTAATAATTCAGCTCTTTCTACCAAATACATACAATCAAATGAATCACCATTGTAAGTGTAAAAAATATCTGGATCCATCATAGAAACTGTGTCTACCCAACGTTTAATTAATTCTTTTTCTGTTTTACATTCTTCGACAATTACATTTGGATCATCTATAGATTCACAACGTTTTAATGTTAATAAATGCTTTACCAAAAACCCATCTTTATTTGACGTGTTACCTTTTACGTATTTATATGTAGTTGCTATTTGAAAAATTTCATTCGGATATTCAACATTTCCATTTTTTGTAATTTTATATTTAGGATCAGGAAATGTTCTATCGTGACTATATACTTCAATATCCCAAGATGCTTGTAAAAAATTTGCAAGATCTTGATGTTCTTTCATTGAAACGATTAGTTTTCTATCAATCGATAATTCAACTTGAGTAGTAGCTGAATCACTCGTAATATTGTATTTACCTTTCGGTAAACGAATCCAACCTGCCATCAAAATATCCTTGATATGACAATAACGCATAAATGGCTCAAAATTACTTTCATATAATTTAAATTTAGTTGGACGTTTCGTTACATTTGCAATCTCTATTGCCTTTTTAAACAAATATCTACTCTTCATTAAAGCCGAATAATTATTAAAAACCAATTTTACATACTTGTATTCCTTTCCATTTCTAAAACCAAATAAATCCTTTTTTTGTTCAATACACGATCTATGTTTTCCATTTTCCTTTACTAACGGTTGACTAAATGATTTTAAAAAATAACTTGATTCAATATGTTTCAAAAAATACCCTAAATGTATTTTACTAAATGTATTTGGAACTTTTATATAATAAAAAGGCTTAAATCCAGTTATTTTACAAGTTACTGAAATACCACTTTGTGTTACTCCAAAACATCTTATTGTATACACATCAGTATTAAGTTCGTTTTGAACATCGTCTTCAATATCTTCGGTGTCATCGTCTTCTTCATCTTGTGCCCACCATTCTATAATTTGCATCTCGATATCATTTTTATAAAAATCATCTGGTATTTTTATAAGATTATGTTTGTAAAATCTTTCCATGTAATATAGTTTCGTAATTTAAAATAATTCATTTTTTTAAATACATATTAGACACGCATATTAGGTTATTTTTTTTGTTTCTATAAATTAGTATGAAAAAGATCAATGAATTTACTCAATTATCATATGATATAATATATAAAATCTATTTTTTTATAGATGATTATTCTACTGCTAGTAATTTTTGGCTACTTTCAAAAACGTTTAATAAAAAATATATGAGTTATTATAATAAACCTTACGAGCACAAGTATAATATTTTATATAATAATATATTTACGTTTTTATCTTTATTACCTGAATGGAGATATGATGAGTATTATTTAAATCTAGATATAGATTTTTATGAATTGGTCACAACTAAATTTTTATTAAAAGAGGAAAAACAAACAGTTATTAATGATATTCGATTTATTTATTATTTTTATAAAAATTTCTTTATTTACGATTTATTTTTTGAATCATATTGTAATAATCATTTTAGAGGAATTGATCATTTTAGAGGAATATCATACAAAGTATCACGTATTATTTTATTAAAAGGACCTAAATTTATAGATAAAATAACAACAGTTATTTTTAATAAAAATAAATTAAAAATCGTATCAAAATATAATACAGTAAACACATTGATTGAAAATCACATTTAATTTTAATTTTATATGTATTAAAATATATGTATTAAATATATATATGTATTTATGTATTAAAATATATATATATTTATGTTTAGAGTTTACTCGTCTTATTGAAAAAAAAGTGTTTTAAAATAATTTTGACGTTTTTTTATATAATATAAAATACTTTTATAATAATCAAATAGATCTTTATCGAAATGATAATTTTCTTGTGAAAAAAAATTAGATATCATATTGTTATAAAATCTTCCATATAATCTCATTCTTCTATTTGTATTTGGATTTTTTATATAAATCATTTCATTTATGATAGTGATTTCCTTATTTAACAAAATGTTATAATAGTATAAATTTTCTCGTCTTAACATTTCCTTAAATTGTGTGTAGTTGTGAGATACCAATTCGTCTTTATAAAAACGTTTTTTAAGTTTACATATTTGAAATAGATATCTTTCATTGCACGTATAACAACATAGATTAAGTTTTGTTCGTGTTAAGTTTAGTTCTTTAAAAGTAAATATTTTTTTAAGTGTGTATAATGAAGTAAGATTTGTTGACATTTTGTGAATATCATTAAAATTTAAATGTATATTTTCTATATGACAATTACTTAATATATAGTTGTAATAGTTCATTTTAACATCAGCATATTCATATTCAAATGATTCTAAAAAATGAAACCAATAATTAAAATCGTTTTTCGGATTAAATATTTCAATTTGTAGTAAATTATATAGAGCACATAACTCTAATTGATCTGGATATAATGAAATATGACAATGATTGTTATTTATATAAAAATAAAATATCTTATAAAAAAGTGCGTTAATTTTATCGTTTGCAGTTATATCTTCAACTTTTGTATACATTATAAAATTATATAAATCATTTGTTCTAATTGAATTCGCACCACGTAATCTATTTCTATTAAAAATACGTTTGTATTTATATAAATGAACTGTAATATGATAGTGTATAAGATTATAACAAAAGTTTACCAATACATTTCTATCTTTAACACCGAATGAAAGATTACTCTTAATTAATTGCCTTTGTAAAATATTGGTTTGAACTGATTTAATATAATGTAATAACGATGTCGAACAAGATTTTAAAATACATATGTCTTTTAATGTTAAATATTTAGTAATTTCGTAAATTATATCAGATGGTAACAAATTCAACGTCTTCATAATTTATTAATTGCCATTATGAATTTTCATTTTTTTTAAAATTGCTTAAATCACATACATATTCTTATTCCGTGACAGTTTATTGTTGGTATAAATTGTTCAAACCATATATTAATTATTCTTGGTCTATTTTCATCTAATATGTTAGGGTCAGGTTCGTTTAAAAATGTGTAATTGTATTTTATTTTATACCCAACACTTTCCATGTAACATTTTAATTCATCAAATTGCTCACTTGTAATATCATTTGGGGAAATAGATTCTCCATATAAATGTCGTGCTCCTGAAACTAATATAGACATTAATAACTGAAACAATGTTATATTTGGCGATTGTAATATAGATATATTATATGTACAAGGTTTTTTTGGCGGTTCAGAAAATATTTTTATCACTATATCTTCTAATGTTTTCTCTTTCATAATTGACAGATGTTGCTTTCTATTATTATATTGTAAAAAAAAATATATAATAATAGTATTTTCCGCACCTCATTATAAATCATCACTTATTAAACAATCTTGATCATCATCTAAATCATCTTTTAAATTTGATTCTAATTTTTCATTAACTCGTTTCCTAATTTCATTTAAATATAATTTTCTAATAATCATTTGTTTTTGTACTCGATCACTATTTACAAAATCTATTTTTAATTTTTCTTGATTCAAAAATTTACTTTCAAAATTTACTGCAAAAATACTTAAATAATATAGTATATCATTCAAATAATCATCATCTTGGTAGATAACTGTTATTCTAATCTGATCATTGAATTTTTCAACTAATTTAGCCATAGGTATTGACAACATATGCATATATATATGAATCTGAGTTTTTTCATAATCTCTTAAAGCTGTAAAAAACCCACGTGTTCTATTTTTTACTTCAACAATATAACTCTTATTTTTATCCTGTTTATCAATATAAAGACCATCAATTCTACCTCCAATATACCAATCAAAATTACTATTACTATTGCATTCTATACGTTTTTTGAAAAATTCTTGTGATGTATCTAATTTTACATCAAAACGTTTTTCATATATTACAATAGCAGATTCTTCTTTTAAAGTACCATGTGTTCGGTTTATAAAACTTTCACTTTCTTTTAACAAAGTTTGTTTTTGTTTATCAGATATATCCATTTTTTTAATTGAATTTTTAATATTTTCTCTTTTATCATCTGTTTCAATTGTTTCGGATTGAACTAAACGAATATTTTCCTCTCCTAATGTTTTTTTTAATCTTTGTTCTTGATTTAAATCAATGTCATCTATCATTTTTTCTAAACAATCACTTTTTACTTTTAATTCCGATAATCTTTTATCTATTTTGTTTGATCGTAATGTATATTGACGTTTTGTAATTTTTTTTGTATCCAAATCTGTTTTTAATACATCTTTTTCTTTTTCTAAATCGATAATCTCTAAATTTTGAGATAACAATTGTGTTTTGTTTTCATTTATAATTTTATTATATCCATCTGGGTCACAACGTTTCCATAAACGTTCAAATGGAGTTACAAAATCATATTCATTTTGTCCAATAAATGCAGCAATGTCACTTGTAAATAAAAAAAGTTTTTTCTTAACACTTTCAGACATAATCCCTTTTGTTTTTTATTTGTTTTGTTTTTAAATTCTAAAATATACAAAGGTTTTTAATTTAAAATTTACATTTTATAAAATTTAATCAAGTTTACAAAAATTAATCAAGTTTACAAAATTTAGTCAAGTTTACAAAAATTAATCAAGTTTACAAAAATTAATGGATGATATAGCAGTTGATAAAAAAAAATGTTATAATAAAACTTCATGTAAGAGTGAAGAAAGTAATAGTACAGATGATGTATTTAATAAAACTGAATTGATGCGTTTAAATAATGGTTGGAATGATAAAAATGAGAGATTAATTATATCACTTGGTGAGAATGCAGCTTCTTATAAATGGATGCACGAGAAATGCGCTGGTTATAATAAATTTGTATACAAGTTGACAAATATTTTTTTGATATTTCTAAGTACAAGTTTAACTGCAGAAACAATTTTTCCACAAGAAACAACGTGTACAAACAATTCGTTAGATACACTTAGTATAATTAAAAGATTATTCGTATATTTGGTTAACTTATTGTCTGTATTACAAAGTTTTTTTAAGTCAGGAGTAGTAGGTGAAAAACATTTAAATGCGTCTGGATCATTTAGTAATTTGTATCACGATATACAACAACAAATGTGTATGTTTAGAAGAGATCGTATAAATGCTACAAAGTATGTATCCGATTGTTTAAAACAATATGACACACTTATTATAAATAGTCCTGATATAAATTTACACGTAGTAAGAATGTTTAAAAAAACATTTAAAAATACCGATATATCATTACCAGATATAGCTGATAAAATTCAAAAGATTGAAATTATAACAGAGGACGTAAATAATGGTGATGATTATAAAAATACGAGTATATCAAGTAGTAAAAAGAATTGTAATAATTTACAAGAAATACATAATGCATTTCAAATACAAGGTGACATAACTGACAAGGAATTAGAAAATATAAATTACACCGATTTAAGAAAAAAGTTTTTAAAACAAAAGTCTGAATACGAATACAATAGATTCTTACAACATTCACAAGAACTCGATTAAATTTAATTTAAATTGATATCCAATTAATTAATTTAAATTGATATCATTTTTATATCGTTTTGATTGTGATTCCATTTTGTTTACTAATTTAAGTAATCTTTCATTTTCAGGAATGTTACCCACTTTTGTAACATACTTGTACACGCATTCTCCATAATTATCAAATTTATTATTTAAACGTGTACAATAACCTCTTATATACGTATACACACAATAATATGGATCACAAAAGTTTTCAAACATTAATTTAACAGATTCTTCTGATCTATAATCGAATTCTTTTGATGTACAATAAATATGATAACCTCTAGGAGAACTGTATATTCTAAAAGTTTCAGGAATCATTTGGAAATGATTTATAATAAGATGTAAATCTAAATTTTTGTCATCTATATCGATTGTTAGTAAATGTTTAAAACATATATATACTGTATTTGTGACTAAATCTCTAGCTATATAATAATCACGAGACCCTTTTATAAGACGTTGTTCTCTTTTAACACCATCTATAAAAGATGGTGCTAAATGTATAATATCTTCTGATTTAGTAATATCTTTAGAAATTTTTTGCATTTCTAGTTTTTCCAAAGGGTCTTTATTTTCTAATATGTTTAAAAATGTTTTATGAAATAATTTCATAGTATAATAATAATAACTAATAATATATATTATGGAAAAAAAAGCATCTCTTAGACAAATTGTATATTTAAATTACTTATTGCGAAATGAAGGAAAGGTTTTAAGTGATATTACTTCAAAACATTATGAAGAATTGACTTATTATGATGTAAAAGCATTGTATTACCAATTAAATGTCCCCTTAAGTATTGATTTAAGAAATTTTGAATATATTATAAAAGAAGAAACCGACGATTATATAATTGGACATCAATTTAACAAACGAACAAAAGAAAAAATAATGGACATTATATCTTTTAATTCAATGATGGTGTTAGATTATGATATAAAAAAAGATAACGATGACGATAATGATCACGATACAAAAAAACAAATTTTATTAAAATATATAATTGATAAATTAAGTGAATATCCTTATACATTTTATATTTATGAAACGTTTAATGGATATCACGTTTATTGTACAAGTAAATTTTTTGATTATAATAAACATTCTACTCATATGTTAATGAAAACATTAGGATGTGATCAATTTTATATAGGTTTTACAAGGTATACAGGTTTTGTTGTCAGATTAAATAAAAAAAAAGATCGTGATGAAAAATATATAGAACGTTTTGTTGCAAAATTGGGAAATGAACCGGATATTAATATATTACTTGATTTATTAAGATTAAAGGATCGTTTATTAGAAAATATATAAGAAAATATAATATTAATTACAAGTCTTCGTCTTCTTCGTCTTCGACGTCTTCTTCGTCTTCTTCGTCTTCG